ATCCAATCAATAAAGAATTGTGAACCATGTATGTAGCAGTATCAATCGCTGTGAAAGATACTACGCTACCAACGATTCCACCTTTTGTAGAACCATTCATAGTAATAACATCGTTAGATGCGCCTGGTACGAAAGCTTTTTTCGAACCATCGTCAACACCAATCATAATAGCACCTTTAAATTTATCAGTACCATCTGTTTTGATGTCCATATCAGTTGCAGCTGTTTCAACAAAAAATGTGAAAGTTGCACCGATATTGTTTAGATTGTTAACGTCGTTATCGCCTGCAGTAGCTCCATTACTATCTATATTGATACTTGGTAAAGTAAATTTACCATCAGCATCATTACAAAGTAATATTCTACCTGCGTGTGTAGCGACTGTTAAAGTTGTGTCAGCTGTTAAGCTAACAGTCATACCAGGACCTGTACTTGTAAAGCCATTTTTAGAAATGACTGGTCCTGAAAACGTAGTGTTTGCCATAGTGTTATCCTCCTAGTTATTTGAATATCGTCTCTAGGCCGTCGACTATACGCGTCGATATTCAATTTAATGTATAGTGATAAAATTATATACTAGTTTTGAGTAGAGCGCAAGAGAGCCTGTAGTGTGAATTGAATTTATTCAACGATGTAGCTTTTTTATTAAGTAGCTACAGAAACTTGAGGAGCGGCAGCTTCTATTCTAATCTCTGCATCAGCTTTTTCTGCTTCTGCTAGTTTGATCTGGCTAATTACTTCTCTGACTTTTCTGTCAATCTTAACCATATCCAGAGTATATCTACCCTGTTTAAGATGCTCCTGCTCCCATTGAAGATCTAGTCCCTTCTTTTGTGTGTAAAGGGTCTCCAGATGTTGCATTATCGCCTCCATTAATAACCTCCTCATAGGTTATTCTGTTTACTCTTGGATCCATCATTTCTCCAAGATACTCCCATTTTATATCATCTTTTCCCAGAGTGTCAACTATTGCATTTTCAATGCCTTCAGCTGAATCCTCTGATTTGATTATAAAATCTGCGTGATATTTGTAAGCGTTTATCTTAACTCTAAATAATTTCATTTTCTCACCGTTTATATTGATAAATGGGGCCGTTTTAAGGCGGCCCCATAAATTAGATTAATTACGCACCTTCTACACCGAAGATACCTCTAGGGTCTGATACTCCAAACGAGTATCTTTCTCTAGCTTTGTATCTTACGTTGCCAGTGTCGAAATCACCTTCCATTGCAGTTGTCAACGGAGCTCTTGTGAACATTTTCATACCATTTGGTACGTCTGTAATGATGTAAAACGCATCTGTATCTGTTAGGTAATTATTCACTCTATAACCTTGAGGAATCATACCCATTGATACGATTGAGTTGATATCATTATCAGCTGTTCCAGTTCTACCTTGAGACTTCATAAGTCTCTCAGCTGTAAACTGAAGCTCTGAAGGGATAATCATTTTTACCCCTCTCGCTGCGATTCTAAGACCTCTTTCGTCAGTCATTGCAGCGATATCTATTAAAGATTGCTCCAATGATGTTTCGTTAAGATCCGCCTGCGTAGTTAATGTGTTCTTGAAAGAACCACTAACTGTAGGGTGAGCCACACCAAATAAAGACTCGCCATCACCTGATTTAAATGTATCTACACCTGGTAGACCATTTATTAAAGGCTCGACAGCTTTTACTTGTTTTGCGTTGCTCATAGATCTTGCTAAAGCTTTTGTATATCTAGCAGCAAGTCTATCGTAGAGATTATCTTCGATAGCTTCTTCTGTGATTGCAAATGCTAAAGCTACAGTCTCGTGAGTGTAACGAGCAGTAAAAGTTTCTTGTGCATCATCAAATGATACTCCAGCACCTTCACCTTTTACTTGTGCGTTTCCGAAACCAGATAACATTACTTCTTCTTCAAAAGCTCTGTCACTGTTTTCGTTAGTATAAATCTCAGCATGCTGATTTTCATACCTTTTATATTCCAGGCCGAATAGTGCATTCAATCCTGGCTCTAGTTCTTTGACTAGTTGTGATCGTGATATTGCCATAATTTATCTCCTATTCTCCTATTACGATTGTAACTCAATTAGATTTGGAACTACTACTACAGATCTGAAAGCGCCATTTTCGTCGTTTTCAGGATCTTCAGCAGATCTCAATAATCTAAAAGAAGCAGCGTCAGCTGATGTGTCACCGATATCTAGTGTAGCTGAAGACTTACCAGTAGTTGTACTACCAGCAGAAGTATTCATGTCATACGTTTCTAAATATCCAGATTGTGCCACAGAATCATCTGTTGCCACTACATATTGTTGTTGAGGGTTATCGAATACAAATGCATCGATATCTTCTGAGTTTGCTGGTGTTACCTGCACGTAATGATTCGAAAACGTCGGTTTTAAAGTCGTAGCCGCGTTATAGAATATTCCGTTTAATACACCTAAGATAGGTGCATCAGTCGTTTGACCGTCGATAATGTAACCAGCAGAAGAAGCCACAGCACCATTTTGAAAAATGGTTGTAGCGTAACCCGCATCGATTTTGTATTTGCCCTGACCAGAAGTCGCTGGAGTTTGTCCAAGCGTTCCTGCAGGAACTAAACCAAAACCTTGTGTGTTTCTATTTGCCATAGTTGTTTCTCCTTATGTACCTGCCCCGAAGGGCCTCCAGTACGGTTTATATTATTCAGTGATTAAAAAATTACTTTTTTGTACCACCGAAGGTTACACGAGTCTGTCTATCAACATTGATAGGCATCCTCTTATCCTGCTCCTTCATAAGATCGTTTTCTACTGCTTCGCTTCGTTCTTTATGACGATTAGTCATATAGTCTTGACGTTGCTTCGCAATCTCGACTGGTACCTTCGCAAGAAGAAGGCCGCCAACCCCAATCACTCCCTTGTATTTGCCGTCTTCGACGACTGGATAGTCAGATGCATTTTCAACTTCTTCGGATCTAACTAATTCATAACCTTCTCTAATTCGTCCAGTTACGTTTTTAGTATCCTGAAAGCCGACGCTTTCTGCTCTAATCCATCTATACCTGAATCCATCAGGTGCAGGGGGTGCATCTAGAGATGATGGTGGAACCCACACTTTAGGTCTTTCAGACTTTGACCGTGTTTGGTTCGCACGAGAAGTGTTTTTATCTTTTTCCATTTTACGCTCCTTCCGTGTTTTTTAATTGTTTTGCGTATTCTTCGAGTGGCACACCTAATTTTTTCGCTATTGCGACCTGTGATGATGTGAGTCTCACAGTTTTGCGACCAGGTTTTACGCTTCTTTTCGCTGAAGCGACCGTCTGAACGGGCTCGGTCGATTGCTTTTTATCAGTATTACCAAATTTATGCGGAAAGTCAACTTTAATTCTTTTGTCAACTTCTGCATAATACTCATCAGAACTAGGATCAAACCCTTCTTTTTCAGTAAGATCCTTATGTATCTCAAATGCAGTGTATGTCATTGCTCTATCTGTACCAAACCATGAGTTTTTTGCAGCCCATGCTTCAGCTTTTGGATCCATATTAATAGGATCGTCAGTTTGAGGTGCTATAACATTACCACCTTGATTAAGATTAGTTACAGGTTTCGATTCTGCAACGGGTTGATTTGATTTAGCTTGTTCAAGTTTTGCATTCTCAAATGCGAGTGTTGCAATTCTTTTATTAGCTTTAACTTGAGCTTCTGCATCACCAGATTGAATAGCTGTAGCAAGTTCTTGCTGCGCTGCTTCTAATCCTGTTTGAATACTAGTCTCAAATTTTTTAAGATAATCAGAATCTGTTTTTTTAAATTTAGATTCTAATTCTTGTCTAGATTGTTCTACACCTTTAGCGTATTCTAAAGCAGCTTGTTCTCTTCTTTCTGCTTCTCTCATTTTACGAGTTAATTTCGCAATACGAGATTGTACCCCTTTACTGTATTCCTCTAGTTTATCATCATCCTTTGTTTCTTTTTCTTCTAATTTTGTTTCTCTTTCATTTTCAAATGTTTTATCTGTTCCTTCTTCTATATTTTCTTTTCCTTGTTCCGGCTGTTCAATAACAGCTTCATCTTTCTTTTCTTCAATATCAATGTTCGCACCGGGACCCGATGTGTCTATATCAACTGTTTTCTTTTCTTCTTCTGGCATAGCTTACTCCTTCCTATGATTAAAACTCATGCAAGATGTCCTCTGGACTATCAATTGTTGCTAACACTTCATCGTCGTTTAGCAGACGCATCTCTCCACCATCTATTTTGATTCGACTACCTGCATATCTTGCAAACATAATCCAATCTTTTTCTTTGCACCACGGACCTTCAGGATATCTCTCTTTATCCTGATAACATTGAGAACCCATGGCCATCACTAAACCAACCTGTGATGCAACTTGCTGTCTCTCTAAAGTATCTTCAGCTAGTATTACTCCACCTTTAGTTTTTTCCTTCATTTTAAAAGGTAAAACTAAAAGTCTCCATCCAGTTGGTTTTGGTAATTTTGGTTCTTTTTTTGAGGGTTTTACACCAACAAGTTTATTGTTTGGTTTTAATATCGACGACTGTTCCTTCATTTTGCTCCTTATAATTTAGCAGGTTAGAGAGTTCCTGTCTTGTTGCCTCTAAGGCATTTATTTGTCCTATTATATACTGATACTTCTCCATATTGTCAATACCTCCTGACGTAACTGTTATGGATAAAGCCTCTATTCTAGTATTAATAAACCTAATTAGTTTTTTTATGACTTCTTCTAATTGCATCTTTTCCTTTCTTAGCGATGGATGCAACTTGGCTTTTACCCATAACTTTAGCCCGTTGTTCCATTACTGTTAGTATTTGTATTTTGCGTGCAAAGGGTTTACTTACACGTTTTACTTTTGCAACAGTTGCTCTTGCATCTGCAGGTGTTGCAAATTTTATTTTAACCGTATCTCTAGGGTTTTCATCTGTATAAAGTCTTCTACCAGATCCTTTAGGTTTTTTACCCGTTCCTTTTTTTGGATCTGCCACCTATAACTCCTTGTAATGTTTTAGCTTGACCAGCATGTGTTTTTGATGCTTTTTTCAAACCCTTAATTACTTTTTTTATTTTAGCTTTTGCTTTTTTCATATTAACACTTCCATCTTCTGCGAGCCTGACGGAGTCTTGAATTAGGATCTTTAGCAGCTTTTGGAAACTTTTTCATTTGGCCTGCGCTTCTTGCACAGAATGATTTACGTCGTTTAGCAGCTTTTGATCCTGGTTTGACTTTGCCAGTGACCGCTGTTTTTAGTTTGGAACCGGGATTTGCTCTTCGATATGCAGCCACACCGGCTCTTGTCATGCCTGCACCTTTTTCCGTTGGACGGAAATTTTTTTTATTTTTTTTTGGCATTACATCACCACCTCTTCTCATAGCTGTTCTACCATCTGGAAAGTTTCCATAATATTGTTTTGGCTCGCCAAATCTTTGTCCATAATCATTTCTACTCATGGCGTGATCTTCTTTCCGTAATATTTTTTATAACTTTTATTAGATACAGAAACTCCTCCAAGATTTCCTGATATATAGCTGCCTGTATAATTTTTTTGTGCTTGTTTCATCATAGAGTTCATAGATGGATTTGGTCTGTCACTTGATGGTGACATAGATCCACCTAGTCTTGCTTGTTTTCTTTTTGCAAATGTTTTTACATTAGTTGGTTTACCACCAACACCTTGTGCTACAGATCTTTTTCTAGAAACAGCTGAACGTCTTTGTCCTTCAGACATAGATCTTGCTTTTGCAAGTGGGACACATTTTGGATACTTACGTTTTGCATCTGATTTCTGTTTTGATCTTCCACATTTTGAAAAAGAACCATCTTTTTT